GAAAACTACTCTGCTGTTGCACTCGCCGGAGTTCTAGGAGCTACTGCTGTTCGTTGGGGGTTGCGTTGGTGGAACAAGCGTAGTGACGTCGAGTTGTACACCGCGCTGGCTACGGTCGAGCAGTTCGAGGTGGCTTCTGTCAAGGAGGAACAGTCATGCTCTTTTGAGGACGACGTTCTCTCGAAGCCCACCAAGACTGTTAGTCGACGCCACCGTGGGTATTTTAGGAACTACCTTGTGCGTTGCGGCAAGGCTAAGTTTGGTTGTCCTACACGTAATGAGGCCAACCGCCTTGTTGTGCGCAAGTATTTATACGACGTGTGCATCGAGCGTGGTTTGGTGGCTCGCCATATATCTCAACATTTAGATATAGCCACCGAAATGGTCTTCATTCCATCTCGCGACCAACTCATAGCTGCCGCCATCCCTCACACAGAGCCGTCGAAGCACCAATGCAAGGTATTTAATGACCTTGCCGGGCCTCGGCCTAAGGTTGCATGATGGGGCCCAGCCAAACAGGAGGGGGTGGACACTGTACCCGGTGTTTATCCTGGCATCTCTCCTGTAAGGTCGGGTACCACAAAGCCCAAGAGAATTTTATCCATGGGTCGGTTCCTCTTAGGGCATGAAGTGCAGACTCACAACAATAGTCTCGACAACCTTATTCGCGGGGTTGGAGAACGTGTATTGTATCGCAACAAAGATCTTTTGAGGCCGGTTAAACCTACTCCCGGTATCTTTGTTGCAAAGCTAGCATCTTACCGCGAATTGCTGTGCCGTGACATTGGCTTCCAATCCCCTGTGAGTAGAGATGTTTTCCCTACCTTCTACAAGGGACCTCGGCAGCTCTTGTATCAACGGGCAGTTGACTCTCTGTCCATCAAACCAGTGAGTCCCCGGGATGCTATGCTTAAGACGTTCGTTAAGGCGGAAAAGCTCAACTTCACACTGAAGTACGATCCTGCTCCACGTGTCATCCAGCCACGTGATCCTCGTTTCAATGTTGAGGTTGGGCGATTCCTTAGGCCACTTGAACATAAGCTTTATGATGCCATCGATAACATTTTCGGCTCTCCCACCATTATGAGTTCGTATAATGCCTTCACACAAGCCAAAATTCTTAAGGAGAAGTGGGATAAATTCTCCGATCCTGTTTGTGTCGGCATGGACGCGTCCCGGTTTGAC